ACCCAGTGCAGGGCTTTGCTACTGGTGATGTGGTTCCTGTCGTGCTGATCGAATTGGAGAAACGGTTGAGTGGCCTACAGTCCTGCCTTGTCAATACAGTGCATGACTCAACAGTTGTAGATACTCACCCAGAGGAGAAGGAAATCGTGCTACAAATCATTGATGATATGAACGCAGAATTGAACGACCTCATAGAGAAAGCCTATGATGTTGTAATGAACGTGCCACTACTACTTGAGTCAAAGATTGGGCCTAATTGGCTTGACGTAAAAGACGCTTGATGGTATAACTTAGTCTCTTTAACACAAATCTCATGGAGAATAAAATGAGTACAGAACTAACAGTAGCCGCAGATCGTGGTAAGTCTCTCGCAGAGTTGATGGGTGTATCAGAATCTTCTGGTAAACAGAATGGCCCATCTATTGCACGTATCAACGTAGTCAGTACCGCACTCAAGGGTGAGATTGACGTAGGTGGTAAGAAGATCAAGACAGACGTTATCCCTGTAGGATCTTACAAGATCACAATGGGTGACGATGTTATCTATGCAGAGAGCATCTCTATTCGTGTCTTCGCCCAGCGCCAACAGTGGCAACGCTGGAACTCTGGAACTAACGAGATGGAAAAGTCTGTCATGGGCAATAATCTCAATGGTGATATGCAGGACAGCATTGGTGGCTTCAACCTGGGACGTCCAAGTGGTTACATCGAAGACTTCAACGCTTTGTCTGAGGCAGTTAAAGAGGTTATGCGCTCTGTTAAGCGTGTAAAGATGTATATGGGTGTAGTCACTATCGCTGAGCCTAAGAACGAAAAGGGTGAAGACATCTCTGGTAAGTACGAGAACTTGCCATTCGTAATGGATGTTAAGAACCGTGACAGCTTGAAGGCTATTGATGCTTCACTTGCTGTTCTTGCTCGTAAGAACCTGCTTCCAATTATGTCTACACTTACCTTGACTGGTGAAGAGGCCAGCATCCCAACAGGTGCTACTTATGGTATCATCAAGTCTGCTGTAGGTGAGACGGTTGAACTGTCTGACGGAGACAATGAGACGCTTAAAGACTTCTTGGGCTTCATTGAGTACAGCAACGGTAAGATCATGGATATGCACCATGAACGCTCTGACCGTAGCATGAGCGCTGAAGATGCCGCTCTTGTTGGTTCTATTATTGATGTGGACGCAGACTAATGAATCACCCTGCTGAGTTAGCAATCTTTACATTCTTGCAAAGAGCTATGGCGGGTGAGACTACAATGACAGAGGAGGTGGCTGATAAGGTCGCCTCCGACGTTAAGGCAGCGTTGTTTAAGCAGTTTGATAGTGGTCCTCGTGACGCATTCCGCTTACGCATGTCTAACATTGGTCGCCCTAAGTGCCAGCTATGGTATGACAAGAATGAACCAGAGGGTAAGACACCTTTCCCTCCACACTTCCTGATGAATATGATCCTCGGTGACATTGTTGAAGCAGTGTTCAAGGGTATTATGAGAGCAGCAAATGTGGAGTTTACAGACAACGATTACGTCACACTCAAGTTAGCTAACGGTAAAGAAATCCGTGGTGAGTATGACATGATCTTGGATGGTAAGGTGGATGACGTTAAGTCTGCGTCTCCGTGGTCTTATCAAAACAAGTTTGCATCCTTTGATGCCTTAGCTACAGGTGACAGCTTCGGCTACATCCCACAGCTTGTAGGGTATGCAGAGGGCGCAGGTAAAGAGGTTGGCGGCTGGTGGGTAGTCAACAAAGCTAATGGCGAGTTTAAGTACGTTGCCGCTGACGGTGTAGACAAAGAGGCTGTTCTGAAACAGATTGAAGAGCTTACAGATTACATCGACAACGACGAGCCATTTGAGCGTTGCTTTGAGCCTATCAAAGAGACGTTCTATCGCAAAGAGACAGGCAATACAAAGCTGGGTGTCGAGTGTGGTTTCTGTGCCTTCAAACACAAATGCTGGCCTACACTACAGACCATCCCATCACCAAACTCTAAGGCTAAAAACCCACCAATGGTAGACTACATCTATTTAGTAGAAGGAACAGAAGAAGATGTCTAAGATCACTATTAACGACAAAGAGTATGAAACAGATGATTTCACAGAGGAGCAGCGTAACGTCTTTCGTGAAGCACAAATGGCTTCGTCAGAGTTGGATCGTCTGTCTTACTTGAGTAAGGTGCTGGATGAGAGACGTGCAGTACTCGTACAAGCATTGCTTAATATGCTAGAACCCTCCTCAGAACCTACAGATACCTAATGGCTAGAAGAGCAAGACACATATCTAGTAGCTATCGCAGCGGCCTTGAAGATGAGGCCGTTGCGTTTTTGTCAGAGAGACAGTTAGAAGTTAAATATGAGCTTCTAAAGATTGAATGGGAGGATCTTAGATATAGAACTTATACACCAGACTTCGAGTTAGATAATGGTATCTTAATTGAAACCAAAGGCTACTTCGACGCTGATGACCGCCGTAAGCATTTAGCAGTCAAGGAGCAGCACCCAGAGCTAGATATACGCTTCGTGTTCTGGAATGCTAAAGCACCTCTGAATAAGGGTGCTAAGTCTAGATACTTTGAATGGTGTGAGAAGCATGGGTATAAGTGGTCACATAGGGTAATCCCTGAGAGTTGGTTGACAGAGCCGGGATCACGATGTAATACAAGTAAGATTTCGCTAAAGACAAAAAGGAAGACCTAATGGGCTACACTCTTAACGACGATGAAGTAGCTATCATCATCAAGCCAGAGTACGGTGAGGATGGCGAGTGGAACAATATCATCAGTACAGGCATAGTCATCTCTCAAGAAGTGCCAAATGGTATGGCTGGCGCAGAGATGCTTCAGGCAGCTATGCTTATGTCGGCTGCATTTATGTATAACGACGAGTACCCAGACTTCATTGAAGAGCTATACCCAGCTATGACTGAGATTGCTAAGCATCTATTCCCAGATCAATATGAAGAGGTTATGGCTGATATGGAAGAAGATACAAAGCCTGTGTACAAAAAGGAAGGTAATGTCCTGACTTTGAATGCTAAAACAAAAACAGTAGGTTCAGCATGAGTGAATATGATCCAGTAGAACGCCCAGCGCACTATAACTCTGGTGGAATAGAGTGTATTGAGTATATCAAGCAAGTGCTGGGACTAGATGGTTTCATTGCTTACTGTCACGGTAACTTGATTAAGTATCAACATCGTTACAAATACAAGCAGAAGCCTTTAGAGGATATGCATAAGGCGGCATACTACCTGCGTAAGATGAACGAAGCATTACAGGAGAAAGAAGCATTACAGGAGAAAGAAGGATGAGCCAGAAAAAGTTTAATGTCATGTTTGTTTTGAAGGTGGATAAGTCTAACAATATCCTGTCTTCGTATGAAGATGCACACGAGTCTGATATACACGATCTGATTACAGATGTTATGTATGACGTAGATGATGTAGAGATTGATAATCTGATAGTGAAGGAGAGACTATGATTAGCGGAGAAGATTTGAAGGCAATGGGTTACTTTGATATGTTTGAGAACCAAGAAGCCTCAAAAGACCAGATGCAGTTCTACAGTGACTGGGCAGAGACACTTGTTATGACAGAAGGCACTGATAGGTTATTCGAAAACGTCTTAGGTCTTGTAGGAGAGGCTGGTGAGGTAGCTGAGAAAGTAAAGAAAGTTTATAGGGATAAGACTAGATTTACTAATGAAGACATCCTAAATGAGTTAGGCGATGTATTGTACTACCTGACAGTTACCTCTCACATCTTTGGTGGTAGCTTGAAGAGAGTAGCAGAGCTTAATATGGAAAAACTGAATGGCCGCAAAGAACGTGGCACACTTAAAGGAAGCGGAGACAAGCGATGACTAAGAACTACCAAGAGTTTTCTACTCGTGCAAATGTGGTGACACGGCGTACATATAACCGCCCTAAAGAGGATGGCACCTTCGAGACGTGGGGTGAGACAGTTGACCGTGTAATTGATCACCAGCAATGGTTGTGGGAACGTGCTAAGGGTAACACCTTGGACATGTCAGAGATCGTTGAGCTTGATACGCTACGAACCCTCATGATGGAGCGTAAAGCTACTGTATCAGGCCGTACACTGTGGCTGGGCGGTACACAGGTGTCTAAGACACGAGAAGCATCCCAGTTCAACTGTTCCTTTGGCCGTGTAGAGACTGTCCATGATATCGTAGATGCTATGTGGTTGCTGCTTCAAGGGTGTGGTGTAGGCTTTGAGCCTGTTGTCGGCACACTCAATGGCTTTGCTAAGAAGGTAGACGTTAAGATCATTCGTTCTGCTAAGGTCTTGGGTGAAGCTAAGGGCTGCCCTAGCAACCAGTCATGGACATCTGTAGACGAGGAAGGCAAGAAGACATACCACCTAAAGATTGGTGATAGTGCTGAAGCTTGGGCTAAGTCAGCAGGTAAACTCTTTGCTATGAAGGATGCTGTAGACGTACTGGTCTTGGACTTCACTGAGGTACGTGCAGCAGGTGAACGCCTCAAGGGTTACGGTTGGATTAGCTCAGGTGATGCCACTGTTACTGTAGCATTCCAACGCATCTGTGACTTGATGAATGATCGTGCAGGTCAGTTGCTTACACGTATCGACATCCTTGATGTGCTTAACCACTTGGGTACTACACTATCCTCTCGTCGTTCCGCTGAGATTGCTTTGATGCCAGTGTCTGACCCTGAAGTAGACGCCTTCATCTCAGCTAAGAAAGACTTCTGGAAGTTCGGCAACGAACATCGGCAACAATCCAATAACTCTATTGTCTTCCACAAGAAACCAACCAAGTGGGAACTGTCTTACATCTTCGATAAGATGGTTGAGGCTGGTGGTTCTGAGCCTGGGTTCATCAATGCTGAGTCAGCTAAGAAGAGAGCACCTCACTTCAAGGGAGTTAACCCATGTGCTGAGATCCTCTTGGGTAACAAGTCCTTCTGTAACCTAGTCGAGGTTGACTGGGGTAAGTTCCTCACTGACTTTGGTGGACTACAAGAAGCTATTGAGATCGTAGCTCGTGCTAACTACCGTCAAACCTGTGTGAACCTAGATGATGGTGTGTTGCAGCGTTCATGGCATGAGCTTAACGAGTTCCTCCGTCTCTGTGGTGTAGGTGCTACAGGTATTGTTAAGTTCTTGGATCACCACACAGGTGTAAGCAACATCGAAGCTATGCTACAGGCACTACGTTCTTCAGCTAAGAAGGGTGCTAACTCTATGGCGGATGCGCTGGGCTTGCCTCGTGCTAAGCTGGTCACTACAGTCAAGCCTTCTGGTACACTGTCTAAGATCATGGACACTACTGAGGGTGTACACAAGCCACTGGGTAAGTATCTCTTCAACAACGTGACGTTCTCTAAGCATGACGAGATCATCCCTACACTGGTAGCTGCTGGCTACAAGGTGATCGACAAGCCCTTCGAGATTGACAGTGTCTTGGTTACATTCCCTGTAGCCTACGAGGATGTTAAGTTCGATGTAGTAGACGGTAAGCATGTTAACCTTGAGTCAGCCATTGGTCAGCTTGATCGTTACAAGTTGATGATGGATCACTACGTAGACCACAACTGTTCTGTCACTATCAGCTACGATGTTGAAGAGGTTCCAGCTATCATTGACTGGATCTTGGACAACTGGGAAACATATGTAGGTGTATCATTCATCTATCGTAATGACCCAACCAAGACAGCAGAAGACTTGGGTTATGCTTACTTGCCACAGGAAGTTGTATCTGAGGAAGTGTATCGTGCGTATGCTAACACGTTGATGCCAGTAGACTTGACTAACTTAGCCTCTACAGATGATCTGTCTGACGAAGCTTGTGCCACAGGTGCTTGCCCCATCCGTTAACCCTAACCACCTGAGCATGTGCCTAAACTGCTTACACACCTGAAGGAGGTGACACAGTGACATTCATCATCATTACACAAGACAACTGCTCATACTGCGATAAAGCTAAGAAACTGATGGTAGAACACAAGATACATTCAGTAACCTACAACATCCGTAGTTCTAAGTGGCTTAAAGACTTGCTAGGCAAGGCAGAGCTTACAACTGTACCACAAATCTGGAACTCACAGGGTGAGTACATTGGTGGGTATGAGGAACTTGACAAGTATATCAAGAGCCTATAGTCTTCACCCAAACCCTTCCTTAGCTCAACAGGACAGAGCAAGTCACTTCTAATGACTAGGTTACAGGTTCGAGTCCTGTAGGGAGGACCAATATGTCAGTGCAGGTTTGCCGACAACAACAGCTACCCTAGGCGTCAGTGGCGCAGTTGTTGAGGGGGTTCAATTCCCCTGACTGACACCATAGTAAAGGCGGTTATAGATGCAACTAAATCTATTTACCATAGATAACTCCTACAAAGAATTAGTAGGGCTTACACAAGTATGTAAGATTTGCTCTAAAGAGAAAGATTTATCCTTATTCCATAAACACTCAGGGAATTTGACAGGTATAGACAGGCGCTGTAAAACTTGCTTTAAGAAAGATGGCAAGTTGAGAAAAGAACTAAGGGAAAAGTATGCTCATGTAAAACCAGACAACTGTGATTGTTGTGGTATACCACACCGCAAATCTTTAGTAGTAGACCACGACCATAGTACATTAAAGTTTAGAGGTTGGTTATGTGAATCTTGTAACTTAGGTATAGGTCTACTAGGGGATGATATAGAGAGTACAAAAAAAGCTCTTACATATTTAAGGAAACACTATGAACGATAAAGAGCCACCAAAGAAGCAGACACGCTCCCGCCGTAAGACTACATACAAAGGAGCAGAGTCAAAGCCTGTATCTGGTATTGTACCTAAGACGGTAAACCAAGGAAAGCTTATCAAAGCTATCAGCACAAGCCAGCAAGTGCTTATCCTTGGCCCTGCTGGTACGGGTAAGACCTACGTCACAGCTACGTGTGCTGCTGATCTGTATACTCTCAAAGAGATCGACAAGATCGTTATCACACGGCCTCACGTAGCTGTAGGTAAAGACATTGGGTTCTTGCCCGGTACTCTTGAAGAGAAAGCACAGCCTTGGGCCTTACCTGTGTTGGACGTTCTGGTAAAGCATCTAGGTCGTGGTGCAGTAGATACAGCACTAAAGGCTGGCAACATCGAAGTAGCTACACTAGCACTCATGAGGGGTCGTAGCTTTGATAACGCTTTCATCATTGTAGACGAAGCTCAGAACATCGAAGTAGCAGAGATTAAAATGCTGTTGACTCGTGTAGGCGAAGGTAGTACAATCGTTATGAACGGGGACATTCAACAGTCCGATCTTAAAGGTACGTCTGGTCTCGCCAAGGTCATTCATCTCTCTAAGAAGCACTTGTTGGATGTTCCTGTCATTGAGTTTGGTGTGGATGACATTGTGCGTAGTGGTATCTGTGCTGAGTGGGTTAAGGTGTTTATGAAAGAAGGTCTATGAGTATAGAAGAAGAAGCAGCAGTGTTCAGGAAGTCTTATGGTGATATCTTTTCTGAAGCCTTGCTGGAAGCCGCTGCTAATCTAGAGAAGTACTACACAGATAATCTATATGTGTCAGAAGAGCGGATCAATGCACTAGAGCGACTAACAGAGTCGATCATGTGGGCAAAGAAAGCAGCAGACACACACGGTGTTAAGTAATAAAAAAAGGGGA